ACTTCCAATTATGAGGTGGATCAGCACGCCATGTGCTACTTTCAGAGCAGGCAGCAGACAGGGTTAGACCTGTCGGCGGAGAAGATCCAGGAGTATGTGGTGAATGCCTCGGTACTCAACACCTGTATCAAACTCTACGAACGCGCCTCCGCCTACCGCAAGCTGATGGGCGAACGCTACGACTGGGATATGATGGCCAAGACCATCAAGGTGCTGAAGGAAACCTATCATCATACCCTACCCGAATCGACACTGAGATTCCGAAAGAAGGTGAACGAGTATAAGGCTGGCGGCTACGGCGTACTGATCAGTGGTAAGTTCGGCAATCAGAACACCCGAAAGGTGGATGTGAAGACCGAAAAATTAGTGCTTGGTCTGCAATGCCTTCCTAACAAGCCTCTTAACTCACAGGTGAAAGACCTGTATGATGCTTTCGTATGCGGCGAGCTCGACGTATATGATATTCAGACGGGCGAGCTGTTCAACCCGGAGGATTTCTGCGACAAGGACGGAAACCCGAAGAGTTTGAGCGACAGTACCATCCGCAACATCCTGAACAAGCCGAAGAACAGGCTTATCTGGGATAAGAGCCAGCTGAGCTGGAGCACCTTCATGCACGAGAGTATGCCTCACATGCACCGCCATGCCGGAGAATACTCGCTGAGCCAGATAACCATGGATGACGTGGATCTGACCCGCAAGCTGAAGGATACGAAACTGAGGGTGAAAGCCTACTATGCCTACGACTCTGTGAGCCAATGCGTGCTGGGCGCCAGCTATTCCAGGGACAAGGACCAGAACCTTGTGAAAGAATGCTTCAGGGACATGTTCAGACTGATAGCCAGGCACGGCTGGGGCATTCCGGCAGGTATTGAGGTGGAGAACCACCTGATGTCAGAATATAAGTACACCCTGCTGCAGGAAGGAACGGTGTTCAGCTATGTGCGCTACTGTGCGCCACTGAACTCACAGGAAAAGCAGGCGGAAAACCTCAACGGAGCCAAAAAGCGGCGCATCATCCACCGCAACCACGTAGGTATCGGCCGATTCTATGGCAAGTGGAAATACAGAGTGGAATCCAAGAAGATAAGCGATGCGGGCAATGATACCTGGGAAGACAAGCAGTACTTCACCTTCGACGAACTTGTGGCAGACGACCGCCGCGACAACTACGAGTGGAACCATACGCTGCACCCTAATCAGAAGAAATATCCCGGTATGACCCGATGGGACGTGCTGATGGAGCATATCAACCCGAACCTGCGCCCATTCGATGCCATTACCCTTGCCCGATATATCGGCGAGAAGGTGGAGACCTCTGTAAGGCGCAATTCCACGGTAAGAGTAGCCTATGCAGACTGGTGGCTGAGCAAGCCCGAAGTATTGGAGCGCTTAGCGCCTAACAACTACAAGGTGACCGCCTACTATCTGCCGGATGAGGACGGGAAGCCGCAGGATGTGTTCATCTTCCAGGGCGACAGGTTCATCGACCAGGTGGAGAAGGTAGAAACCTACAACCGAGTGATGGCAGAACAGACCGAGGAAGACCGCAGGAAGTTCTATCATCAGCAGAAGAAGGTAAGGGAGTTCAATACCTACGTAGATAACAACATGGTTCCTGCTCTCGGAACGATGGAGACTGAAAGGAACGTCGGTACGACCGGCAGTCAGGCAGACGAACCGGAAGAGATAAAAGAACTTACTGCAGATATGCCGGACACGGAGCCAATAGACGCCTTTACGGACGACGAAACCGAGGAGGATATCCTGCAGCGTGCAATCGACATGATATAAACTTCAAAAACTTATGGCAATGATAACAACAGAACAGAAAAAGAAGATTTTGGCGGCGATGGCCCAAGACCGTGTCCGCTTCGACAGTGACAGTAAGCACGCCAAGGTGCTCGGTTTGGCCACCTCAGTCTATTCCATGGTCAAGCAGGGACAGACAGACCGAACCATCAGCGACGGCAACTGGATACGCTTGGCCAGGCGCTTGGGCGTAAGTCTGCGCCACGAGATAGAATGGAAGACGGGCAAGACCGACACCTTCATTATCGTAACGAAGCAGCTGGAGACCGCACAGAGTTCCGCCCTCTCGATGATCCTCTGCGACGAGCCTAATATCGGCAAGACCTACACCGCCAAGTATTACGTGCAGAGTCATAAGAACGCCGCCTATATAGACTGCTCGCAGGTGAAGACCAAGCGCCGCCTGATACGCAAGATAGCGGCAGAGTTCGGACTTGACAGCAAGGGAACCTACGGGGATGTATATGAAGACCTCACCTACTACCTCCGCTCCATCGACTCACCGCTTATCATCCTCGACGAGGCAGGCGACCTGCAGTATGAGGCATTCCTGGAACTGAAGGCTCTCTGGAACGCCACCGAGCACTGCTGCGGCTGGTATATGATGGGAGCCGACGGACTGAAGGAGAAGATCAACCGCAGCATCGACTGCAAGAAGGTGGGATATACCGAAATGCTGAGCCGTTACGGTGGGCGATACTGTAAGGTGACACCCGACGACGGTAAGGAGCGCGAGAAGTTCCTGATGAAGCAGGCTGCCATCGTGGCCAAGGTGAATGCACCTGAGGGATATGACATCGCCACCATCGTGAGACAGACCCGAGGCGGATTGAGACGAGTATATACCGAGATAGAGAAACTGAAAATCTCTTAAAGGCTTTTAAAGGTAAAAAAGTAAAAAGGTAAAAAAGTAAAAAGAGCATTCTTGCTTTAGATAAATATGGCAAAAAGAGCATACAGTCCCAGGGAGATACTGAAGATGACTTACAAGCCGATACCCTGGGGTGGAGAATGGGAGCGGTGCTTCGGGCAGCCGGATATGTATGATACCTGGTTTATCTCGGGACCTTCGGCTGGTGGTAAGAGCTCTTTCGTGATGCAGCTCGCCAAGAAACTCTGCGAATACGGTGTGGTGCTCTACTGTTCTTATGAAGAGAAAGTGAGCATGAGCTTCAAGGAGCGTATCGAGCGGTTTCACATGGAGGAAGAGCAAGGGAGGTTTAGAGTTTGCGTGGATTCAGATATCGACAATCTGAAGAGGATGCTGAAGCAGCGCAAGGGTCCGAGGTTCATCATCGTGGACTCCTTCCAGTACTCTCACTGGGAATACGCACAGGTAGAAGCCTTGGTGAATGAGTTTCCCCGAAAGAGTTTTATCTTCATCTCGCAGGAAGTGAAGAGCGAGCCATTGGGTAAGCCTGCAGCCAGGCTGAAGTATATGGCGGGTGTGAAAGTAAGAGTCGTCGGCTACGAGGCAGTCTGTCAGGGTCGATTCATCGGAGAAGCCGGAGCCACCTTCAAGGTATGGGAGGATGGACTCATCCAGGCAAGTAATAATATTTGAGAATTATGGAAGAGGTAGTAAATGAAATCATAGAATACATCAAGAGAAAGACGAAAGACTTCTCTTACCTGGACCAGTCGCAGATCTATGAGGAAGTAGCGGGCAAGGTGTCCGATATGAATGCAGATGCGATGAAAAATGAATACCTGAACAGTATGGACTATATACTCGACGGGATTTGATAAAGGCAATGCAGCGCTAAAGCTGCGACAAAATTATAAACTAATAATAATACTTGTAATTATGAAGAAATTATTTATTGCCGTCAAGGCATGGTGGGAGAAAATCTCAGAAGAAGCTCACCGCCAGAAGATGCTCAAGCATGAGCGAAACATCAAACGTGAGGCGCTTAGCCGCTTGCAGGCGAGAGAATTTGAGGGCGAAATATACCTCTGTTTTGATAATATACCAATCCTTCAAGAGATGGACCTGGCTGGAGGTGTTGGCTATATACTCGAGATCGCCCGTGAACATTACCTGGAGTACCGCCTTGCGAACGACGAAATAATAACTGTTCAGTCTTAGAGGTAAACGGCTTCGTAGATGATAGAACAGTATTAAAACGGCTTTCGAATGATATACATAGTACAATTTAAAGGGAAATACGGATGGCAGGATCAGTTAAGAACTACAGGCGTTTTTATGCCGCCTTCAAGAAAGTACCGCACTATGGAGATGAGGAAGAACAGAAAGAAGCCCTCGTTTCAACGTACACGAAGGGTCGCACCTCACATCTTCGCGAGATGACGACGAGAGAATATACCGACATGTGCAAGGCGCTCGAGAACATGTGCGGGTATGGAGATCAGCGCAAGCGGCACCGCTCCATCTGTCTGCATCTGATGCAGGAGTTAGGGGTCAACACCGGAGACTGGCAGCGCATCAATGATTTCTGCTCTCATCCGAGAATATGCGGCAAGGTGTTTGCCCAGTTGGATATTCCTGACCTTGAAGCTCTCGAGCGCAAACTGAGAGCTATCAAGCGCAAGGGAGGACTGGGAAGTGAAGAGGGAAGAGTGAAGAGTGAAGAAT